CGGTAAAAGTTTCCTTGTGCAGGACTTGATGTTTCATCACCAGGATATTCCCATTGGAACAGTCATCTCCGGAACAGAAGCAGGAAACGGGTTTTTCGCAGCCCATGTGCCCAAACTGTTTATTCATGATGCGTATAATACCGCCATTATCGAAAATATTCTTAAGCGTCAAAAAGCAGTATTGAAACAGGTGAAGAAAGAACAGGAAATGTATAAGAAATCGTCCATTGATCCGCGTACATTTGTTGTTCTAGATGATTGTTTGTATGATAACAAATGGACGAAGGATGTGATGATGCGCCTCCTCTTCATGAACGGACGTCATTGGAAGATCATGCTGGTTATCACAATGCAATATCCCCTGGGTATCCCTCCAAATCTCCGCACGAATATCGACTACGTTTTTATTCTCCGCGAACCATATATTGCGAACCGTAAGCGAATCTATGACAATTATGCAGGTATGTTTCCCACTTTTGAGAGCTTTACTCAGGTCATGGATCAGTGTACCGAGAATTATGAGTGTCTGGTCATCAATAACAACGCGAAATCGAACAAATTACAAGACCAAATCTTCTGGTATAAGGCACAACAACACGGGCCTTTCAAGCTGGGCAGTAAGGAGTTCTGGGAAATCTCCAAGAATCTCGGTTCAGACGACGAAGGTGATCAATCGTACGATCCGAATGCTGCGAAAAAAAGCAAGGGCCCGATGATTAATGTGAAAAAGAGTAAGTGGTAGACTATCGTAGTCGTCGACGTCTAGTCCGCCCGCCAAGAATAGCGCATCCAGATCTTGGTGTGTTGGGTCCGTTAGGTTGGTGGTTAGATATATCATTAAATGACACAAACTCGCCTATTTTTGTTGCAGTAATCCCGCGCGCTATTGCCGTCTTTTTCTTCCGCGTCATAGCGTCACTAAGTGTCATGTGTACTTTGGCCGAACCATCCGGCATGGAAGTATATAGTAAAATAAGCCGCGCGATTTCGTCATAAGATTTAATCACACGACGACACGGAATATTTGCCGATTTCATATTCGCTCTGAATACATCGTAATCGAAATCGAGAGTGTGGATATGATGAATCGGGTGTTTCTTATTTTTATCTGGAACAATGTCAACCCCCCATATTTCTTCATAAGCCCATTCCATTTGCGGTTGATCCCAATCAGGGTAACTATTTGACGTGATTGAATTGTCAATCAATGACGCAAATACAAGACAAAAATGAATATTTCGGTGAACCATTAATCTAGATTTAGATTCGGTAGTTACACCGCGACTGTCAACAAACCGGTTGCTACGTGAAGTTCTAGAGCTTGCTTCATTTCCAATCCAAAATGGTAATGACGAACTTAAAATTTTGATAAACCTGTCATAATAAGGTTCTAATACGGCTTTGCTTGTTATTTTAGATAGAAATGTACCCTGTGAGGTTTTTGTGTGAAATGCCGACTGTCGCGACCGTTTATATTTCCAGATTTCATCTAGTATTGCATCTTTGTCTGTAATATCGGCAACACGGCCAAAATCAATTGCACGAACATTATCTTTATTTTCTGTATCTATAAACCAGTTTCCTTGATGTGCGTCGACCAATTGTTTTTTCTGTTTACGCATACACAATAATTGAATTGCACCAGCGCCGCGTGCCGCAGCTACTCGAAGTCGTTGATTTTCTACACTTGATATTACCTTATACGTATTATCACCGGTACCCCCTGCGGCACGTGTATCATCACCAACCATTTCCATACACATCATAACCACCGATGTTTTGTGTTTAGGTATTTGATCCAAGAAATATTCAAATACACGAATCACTTTGGCGCGTTTAGCCGTATCGGGCTTTCGTTGAATAGCAGTTATCATACACTGAATATTATCCTCATCAAATTCTATTAAATCGCCGATGAGTGATGGAACCATTTTTTCGCCAATATGAAATGTTTGGTATAATTCATTGTGATTTTTCTGTTCTATAGTTATCTCATCTGTTTCTAGACTAGATTTCTCAATCTCATTATCATCATCATCCGTATCATATTCTGGATCGGTCGGTAATACAAGTTTCAGATCATCTAAATCTTCGTCGTCTGGATCGTTGCGCTTCATTACTATTTTTATCACAATAGATGATACCGCGACCCCACCACTTCCGGCTCGTTGTTTTTTTTTACCATTTACAGCAATATTATCACTTCGCATAAAAATATCACCTGCTGCGTCAACAATACCATTTTGGCGATGAAGGATAAAAATAAAACCAGCCATTGAACTAAATGTAAGTGGATTAATTACTGTATCATCACGCATCATCGCTTCGATAAGACATTTATTGATGCTCTTTTCACCTCTTTTACTTAAACAATAATATACTCCTCCTCCTTTCATAATATTAGATGAACTTGTCTCTTATATTATGATATTATGAAAAACTATTGACTAATAGAATAGTAGATCGAATATTGTAATTTAGTTGCTTGTGTCAGCATCTGTGCCTGTGCCTGCACCTGACGCCAACTTCGACAGCCCATGGTCGCTATTTTTATCCATCACGACATCCTCGCTTTCAAAGAGCTCCTTCCTCATCTCTTCGACTGTCATGGTAACTGACGCAGAGTCATCCGCCGCATTCCAAATACCTCCGCCAACACTCTCACTGGCATCGGCACCTTCGAGATCACGCGGCTTCGCATCCACCAACGTCTCTCCATCCTTCGCCAACATCTGTGTCAACTTATTTCCGCTCTCCTTCGCGAGCTTGATATTCTCCTGAATCGCTTTTGCCTTCGTCTCCTTGACACGCTTATCAAACTCAGTCTTGGCCTGTTCCTCATTCTTCTTCTTCTCCGCCATCAACTGGTTCAAGGTCTCTTCCATGTACTCGACTCGCCCAGTCTTGTACGCGTCAGGGTGAAACGGTACCCACATTCCAACAGGCCCGACAAATACATCGTGATTGGGATCGACCTCACGCAACATTTGACAACGCAACTCTGCCTCCTTCTGCGACCCGAAGACACCACGAACCTTCAAGCCACGCACGGATGTCTGGAAATTATGTTTCTCATTGAACTCATTCTCCAAATCGTCCTCATGCTTGTCTAGAAAAGTCTTATATTCGTCGTAAATATTTGTCTTTTGAAGGATCTCTTTCTCTTCTTTAGCAAACTCCTGAAAATCGGCCGAAATTTTGTCGAAATTCACATGGTACTTGAACGACACGAAATTAAGAAATTGGATGAACTTCTCCATCGACTTTTGATAATCCCAATAATGAAGAAACTTCTCAAAAAAGAAATGATCTTTCTGTTTCAAAATATGTTCCGGAGACACAAACGATAGACATGCGAACTTTTGTCCAGCAATTGGCTTGTCTTCCTCTAACAAGTCAATATATTTAGGATTCGCATCGCCCGATGAGGTATGCTTTAGTTCAACGCCAGAAGGAGGTGGAAATGACATCGCTATTATAATTTATAATATACTAAGTTATACTTTATTTAAGTGTTTTAACGCATTCTATTCCATTCATTTCATTCCTATTTTAATTTCTTCTTATTATTTATAATAAATCTCTCAAATGTCCGGAGTTTTTGATTTAGGTGAACTCGTTAAGAGAACCATTAAGTATTTGGTGGAGGGTGTTATGGTTGCTATCGCTGCCTACGCCATCCCTAAACGCAGCTTGTCTTTTGATGAGGTTGCGTTGATCGCTCTCACTGCTGCAGCTACCTTCAGTATCCTTGATACCTATGTTCCGAGCCTGGCTGTTTCTGCTAGGACCGGTGCTGGCTTCGGTATCGGTGCCAACCTGGTCGGATTCCCCACCCCTCTCCGTGTATAAATAATATGAATACCTGAATGCATATGCAGCCGGTTAATTCTACTAGTAAACTTTAATATATCCTTCGAAGTAGTATATATTAAAGAAATGGTTGTATTGCCACAATTCAACGAATTTCGAACCTGGATAGGATTACCGCCACCTAAAAAAGAAAGTGGTGCAGTTACTGAATTACGCGAACGATTCAATTCATACCATTATCATATCGTCGAACGTGACCCAGATCGTTTTAGAATCTTCGTTGTTTTAGCAATCGTGTATATTGTCGTTCTTCTCGTTCAAGAAAAGAGATATTACTGGTGGTATCCATCTTTTAATATTACATTACCTGGATTCGGTAGAGCATTTCCTGATAGTCGTACTGAAATTGACATCGTCGTAAAAGATTATATCATGAAACGAATGCCTAGTGATATTGCATTTTTTCGAATGACAGATATGAATCCGGCTGCTGCATTTCGCTCGGTGATTACTCCAG